TCGCATCAACTTTCGCTACAGGAAGTTCCCGCCTTTACCTCCTGTACTTGTCCAACGACAAGCGGACCTTGAGATTCAGTATCTTGGAACTCTGGCTAAGGCCCAGAAGGCAGAAGAATCACAGAGCATTGGTCGCGTTATCCAACTTGGTCAGGTTATGTCGGAGACATTTCCCGGAGTACTTGACAACCTTAGTGGTGATGAAGCTATCCGGGCGTTTGCTGATATCGAAGGCGTTCCGGCGTCTATCGTTAGATCACAAGCCGATGTGGCAGCCAAGCGTAAGCAGGATGCTGATAGAGCAGCTAAGCAGCAAGAGGTGGCTATGGCATCGGCTGAAGGTCAAGCCATGCAAGACACTGGTAAAGGCGTACAAGAGATGCAGGCTGCAGAACAAGGGTAAGGGGTGACACGTGTCACCCCAAAGGCGGAACAATGGAAAAGAAACAAATCGTAGTAACTGCGGATGAGGCTAAGTTAGTAGGCCAGTTAATGGCTGGGGAAGTCGGACAGCGAGTCTTGAATCTCCTGCACAGAACATTCGCAGATCAATTGTCATATGTACAAGGGGACACGCATCATACAACTTTCAGAGAAGGTCAACGAAGCGTAGTCCAGTTTCTAACAAATGCCGTAAAGGCGGCAAAGGCGGAGGACGGTAGATGAGAACTACATTTTTACAACGAATGATGGCCGCGTCACTCATGACGCACAGAATGGCAGATGGTGATGGTGATGGAGGCGCGGGTGGAGAATCAGGTGCATGGAGTGACAGCCTTCCAGAAGACGTACGATCTTGGGATGAAGTCAAGAACAGTGATAGCCCAGAAAAGTTTTGGCAGCAGATGGGAAGTCATCGCCAACATCTGGGACAGTCAATCCGCATCCCGGGAGCTGACGCTGGTAAAGAGGATTGGACAGCGTTCAACGCCAAGCTGACCGAGAAGGTTCCTACTCTGATGCAGACTCCTGATTTTGAGGACGAGGAATCAACCAACGCCCTCTATACCAAGATGGGCAAACCCGCAGCGGCTACGGACTATAAGACTCCTGAGTTCAAGGATGCTGAAGGCAAGGTAATCGAAGGGCTTGACGCTGCTCAAACGGAAGCGTTCAAGGCCATCGCTCATAAGAACGGCCTATCTCAGAAACAGTTTGAGAAGATCGTCACCGAGACAACTCAGCAAAACATCGCGGCTGCTCAGAAGCAAGCCGAACAGTTGGCTGGCTACCAAGCAGAGATCACTGCTGAGTGGGGCGCTGCCGAGGATAAGAACTATACTATCCTCAAGAATTTTGCTAAAAAGACTGACGCTCCTGAGGCTATTGTTAAAGCCCTTGAGAATAAAACGCTGGATGCCGGTGTGGCCAAATGGATGCTGACCGCAGCAAACGCCTCTTTTGGGGATGGCCAACGTGCTGCCGGAGATGAAGGCGGAGGTGGAGGAGTCATGACTCCTGGAGAGGCGAAGGAACGCCAAAACGAAATCATGAATAACAAAGAACACGCGTACTGGAAAAAGATGGACCCAGGGCATAAGGCTGCCGTGGCAAGAGTGCGGGAATTGATCATTCTTCAAGACCCCACTAACGCAACCAAGGCCGCTCCTGGTACTGTATTCTAGGGTAGCGGACTGACCGTCCTAAAGGAGAAAATCATGGTCCGAATAATCGGGGTGCCATAACCACACAAATTTTAAGGAGTAATCGTTATGGCAATTACAATTGACAGTGCATTTATTGAGCAGTATAAGGCAAACGTTATTCAGCTCGCTCAGCAGCAGGAGTCCAAACTGCGTTCTACCATTATGCAGGAGTCTTCTGGAGCCGAGTTCTATAACTGGGATCGTCTCGCCCCTACTGATGCCGCAGCTAAATCCGGCAGACGTCAGGAAACTTCTGACTACTACATCGACGACGCATGGGACAGGCGGGTAAGTACCCCGTCCACATTCGTTCACTTAATGACCATCGAGCATGAGGACAAAGTCCAGATGCTCATTGACCCTGATTCTGCATACGCAGTGAATCAGGCTATGGCTATGAACCGCTCCTGGGATGATCAGATCATTGCTGCCGCAACTGGCGACGTCATGGTTGGCGACCATACCACCATTACTTTTGCCAGTGCAAATCAGACAATCGGTACCGGTATCATCCCGATTGACTTTGACAGCATCACTGCCGTTCAGGAGAAATTCCTTGAGAATGAGATTGACCTCTCAGTCCCCAAGGTTGCTGTCATTGGGCCTACCCAGGTTCGTAAACTGATGCAGCTCACCGAGCAGACTTCTGCGGATTACGTTACGCGTGAAGCTCTTCAGAAACTTTCCTCTACTGGTATCGTAGCTAACTGGATGGGGTTCACCTGGATTTGCTCCACACGTCTGTTGGCTCCCGGAGTAGGCGAACTGTCTTGCTTGTTCTACACCCAAGAGGCTATCGGTCTCTGTATCAATCAGGATGTCTTTACCCGTATCGGGGAGAATCCGGATAAGCTCTACATGATTCAGGTATTTGCTCAGTATACTGCTGGCGCTGCCCGTGTTGAAGATGAGAAGATCGTCGAACTCCACGTTTTGGATTCTCTGTAGAACCGGACCCGTAACCCTGTAGTTAGTAGATGCTCTTAATAAAGGGGTGTCGTAAGACACCCCTTTATAACCAATCAAAAACAAACACCATAGAGGCGGGATATGCCATTTATTAGAAAAGGTTTATGTGCAACAGATCAGAGAAAGTGTGCCAACATGCTGAAACGCGGAGTCAATCCAAAGGCGATCGCAGCGAAGCTCCATACTACTGTTGAGTACGTGGAAAAGTTTACCCCTGAGGCACTGGCCGCAAACGCGGTTAGGAACAAAAAGAAGGAAGATGCTGCCCGTAAGCACGTTAAAGATTCTCGCGTAGCCGCGAACGCCCTTGCCGGAGCAGCTAAAGAGATTCTCCGTCAGCCGGTCACCGACTTCGATTAGCCCTTCTATTTTTGGTAGTTAATCCCGTAAGGAGACGCCATGCCGTATAGCATAGCCAAAGCAATTTTAGAAAAGAAAGACGATACTACGATCGCCTCGTATGTTACTGCCGCGCCTGTAGCTCCTGCTGCGGGTGACGTTATGATATACGTCGACTTGATAGACGGCCAGTTGTATCGTAAAGTCGAGATAGCCTCTCGGGTGAAAGAGTTGGCTGCCCGTATGCGGGAGGAAAACTACTCCCGCCCCTTAATCGCTGACGCCTTTTGGTCGATTCCAATAGGCGGAGCAAAAGGCAGCATTGTCCAGGGAGCCACTTCTGCCGGAGTGGTTGATGGCACGATCAGCATTGGAGTAGATGCCACTATCGTGGCGGGCACCAACGGCTCCATCCTGATCGACAGTTGCATTGAGCAAATGATGCAATACCTCCGAGAAAACGGATTCTCGTAAGGAGTAGACAATGGGTACTACTCAAGATGGTATGATGGCGGCCCTAGGACCAGGTCAGTTGAACGACCTGCTCCTAGCGTACTATAAGGCTAATGGAGCGACTAGCTCCAACATAACTGACGCAGAGTATGAGTTCCTTATTGCTCAGGGAGCTTCCCCTAGAAACGTGCAGGATATGTGGGAGGAGTACCTAGAGTCCGAAGGATGGTCCGGCTCTGTTGACGATATGAAAAATTCCTATTGGGTTAAGCTCGGTGGTGGGACTGTGTTGGGGCCGAACTTATGGGCTGATGATGCAGCAACCGCATCAGCGGGATGGACTGATAATGGTGACGGCACTTGGACTTGTGATGGAACCTCTGGTGATGTTTATATAGAGACGGTAGCAGACCCTGGGAACACTCTGCAATTCGATGTCGAGATTATAGCGTATACGTCGGGCGCTCTGACAGCGAAGAATCAAGGAACGGCTTCAGCGAGTCTAGATACTTCTCCTGGGCGTGTCAAGGTTAACGTTCTCGATACTGCGGGGTTCACCCACACCGGTCTGGCTTCCACGATTTTCATAGGAACTGTTAGACTCCACTCAGTGAGGGAGGTGCTATAGTCATGGAAAAAACGGAAGAAAAAGACGGAAAGAAATTCGAGAGAAGGG